ACAGGCCATTGCGGCCACCCTCCAAGGCCTGCCGCTGTCCGCGACCGTGGAAGAATTCACCCCGCCGAAGATCGAGTTCGACATGGAGCCCATGTCCGGTGGGCGCTTCATTGCCGAGGAAATGGCCAAGAGCGGCAAAGTGCTCAATGCCAAGCTGATCCTGCAAGGCGCCGGCCCGGAAATCATGCTGGCCCTGGGCGTGCGGATGGGGGACGACATTCTGCTGAACGTGCGTGAAGCCGGCCAGGACCAGGACGGCAAGACCTACTTCACCTACCACACCGTGGGCGGCAAGCTCAAATCCCTGGAGGAGGCAAAGCTGAAGATGGGCGAGAAGGCCACCACCACGCTGGAGCTGTCCTGCCGCACCTATAACCGCCTGGAAAACGGCATCTCGGTGATCGACATCGACGTGCGTACCCAGAAGTTCGTCCTCAACGGCGTCGACATTCTGGGCGACGCCCGCCGTGCGGTGTTGATGCCGTAAGCCCTCGGGGGCGGGCTCGCTCGCCCCTCCACTCGACCAAGGAATTGCCCCATGGCCTGGATGCCGCCGCTGCACCTCCTGCTGTCCCCGATCACCGCCGACTCCGGCGCGACGATCCAGCAGGTTCAACTCAAACCGTTGTTCTACGCCGCGCAAAAAGACGCGCTGGCCCGGGCCGGTGATGACGAGGACGACCAGTTTTTCGAACTGGCGAAACTCGCCACCGGCCTGTCGGAAAAAGAGCTCGACCAACTCAAGCGCCCGGACTACGTGAGCATCGCCCAGTACGTACACGAAATGTCGACTCGCCCGGCGTGGTTCTTCCTGGACCCGCTTGAAGCGCCGACCTTCGACGAGCCCGTTCAATTGTTGCTGCCCCTGGAGGCCGCCGGCCGCACCTTCAGCGCATTGCCCCTGGAAATGCCCGCCCTGCGCGCCACCAAAGTGATGAAAAAGCTCGCCACTAATAAAGAACGCGCCGAGTTCATCACCGCCCACTGCACCGGCCTGATGATCCCCGACCTGGCTGGCCTGACCGTGCCTGACTGGACGGAGTTGCAGGAGCGCATCGATGATTTTTTAAACAAACCGGCGGACTTCTTTCGGAGCGCGACATCGAAGTGATCCTCGACGTGGTGCCGCTGATTTACTCGGTCAATGAAGCGGAAATCCTCGACTGGGACGCCGGAAAAGCACTGCGCCGCTACGACATCGCGATCAATCGCCTTGGCGTCAAACAGGAGTAGAGCGGGATGCAAGAGACTCAATACGAGATCAGGCTCGCCGAAGAAGACAAGCGCTGGATGACCTTTGCGGCCCTGTCCAACGATGCGACGCTCAACAGTGTGCTGACACCCCTTCCCGAAAGTTTTGTCGGGCCTTCCAGCCTGGATGCCGAACCGCAGCCATCGTCGGAACTCGGCCTGGCGCTGGTCACGGTGAGCCTGGATATCAACGCCTTGACCCTGGAGCAAGTGCGTCTGCGCGAGACGTTGGAAACGCTCAACAGCACGTTATTCATTACCAGCGATTCACTGGCGCTCAGGACGGTCGATACCGCCTCGCAGCCGCAGAACAGTCAGCCCAAAGAGCCGCCGCCGGCAGCCAACTCCTGGGTCGACAAAGGCCTACAGTTCGGGGCCGATGCGGCGAAGACCATTGCCAAGGATGTGGGCTCAAGTTTGTGGGATACGGTCAAGAGCAGGGTCTCGGGCAAGGCCATCGATGCACTGGCGCAAAAATTTCCCAAAGCCGGCAAGTGGCTCAAAGACGACAAAGACAAGGACAAGGACTGCTGCTGCCGCGGCGAATCTCTTCGTGGCGCCACCACCCCGAGCATCATCTTGCCGCCTGGCTATGACCGTACTGGCGGGAAAAAGACTTCCGGTAAGAAAACCGCCAAGTCGACGCTGTGGCGGGCGTTGCCCGTCCCCCGTGGCCTTGGCCCGTTAAAGTATGCCGACACGGCCATCAATGTGATCCAGGGCATACGCGATGGCGACGCGAAAACAGTCGCCACGGGCCTGTCTACAGCCGGTGGCGCCTGGGCCGGCGCCTCCGCTGGTGCGGCCATCGGCACCCTGGTTTTCCCGGGCATCGGCACGGCTGTAGGCGGCGCAATCGGCGGCTTGCTCGGCAGTGAGGCGGGCGCTTGGCTCGGGGACAAACTGTTCAGCCCCGGTGACCGCCTGCCCGCACCCAACGCCGTGAGCAAGGAGCTCAACAGCGCGCGCTCGGACAACGTGCAAGTCACCCTTGCCCCCAGCATCCAGATCACCGGCGTCAACCCCGCCGATGCCCAGCAGGTGGTCAACCAAGTGATCCAGGCCCTGCAATTCCAATGCATGCCGATGCTCTCCGACACCCTCGGGCTCCGGCGCAACGCGGCACTGGCCGATCCAGGAGGTGATTGATGCGACAACAGATGGTGCTGGGCGATTTCATTTTTGGGCTCGCCCGTGGGTTTGCCTATTCCTCGCTGACCCGTAACAGCGACGGCGGCTGGGCTGACCTGACGATTATCGCGAGCAAATCGCAGTCGCGGCAGAACGGCCAGAAACTGGAAAAGCTCACCTTCGGCGGCACGGTGATGTACGGCGTGGGGATGCAACGCTTGGACGAGCTGCGCGCCTTGCAAAATCAATGCGTGCCGCTGCCGCTGGTGGATGGTATCGGCCGCAACTGGGGCTTGTGGCGGATCAATTCGGTGATGGAAACCCAAAGCAACGTGATCGATGACGGCACCGCCATGCTCATGACCTGGACCCTTGAACTGGAGGAATTCGTCAATGCGTAGAGTGCGAAGTATTGCCGGTGATTCAGTCAACCTGCTGCTCTACCGCGAACTGGGACGTTGCGATGATGCCGCGGAAGAAACCCTCTGGCGCTTGAACCCCACGCTTGCCGAATACGGCCCGGTGCTGCCGGCTGGCGTGTGGGTGATCGTGCCCGAAATGGCTTCGCGGCCGGCTGCGCTGCGCCTCGTTTCGGCCTGGGATTAAGAAGGAGGCTACATGGCTCAGGGATTTACGCCCATTGTGGAGTTCTATGGCGCCAACGCGGCGCTGCTCAACCAACGTCTGATGCACTGGAGCCACACCGATGCGGCGGGCATTGAGTCCGATCGCCTTGAACTGACGATCAACATCGAGGGTCTGGAGGGCCTGCCGAGCCTGAGTGGCAAGATCGGTTTGCGCGTCGGTTATAAGGAGTCCGGCTTGGTGGAAAAAGGCGAGTTTGCCATCACCCAGCGCACGCCGGTGCTGTTTCCCATGCGCCTGATGCTCGTCGCCACCGCAGCGCCGTTCAGCGCGGGCGATGCCAGTGGTTACCGCCAGCGTCGCTCCGCCAGTTATGGACCGATCACCCTGGGCGCGCTGTTTCGCCAACTGGTCAGCCGCCACGGCTATTCACCGCGGGTGGCGCCGGCGCTGGAAGGCATTGCGATTGCTCACATCGACCAATCCAATGAAAGCGATATGGCGTTCATCACCCGCCTGGCCAAACGCTATGGCGCCGTCACCAAACCGATCAACAAACTGTACGTGCTCGCCGAGGCCGGGCAGGTCATGTCTCTCTCCGGCCAGCAACTGCCGGACGTGAAACTGTCGGTCACTCAGGACAATCGCCCCGGCAATCAAGCATTCATCACCGCCAAGCTCGACGAAACGTCGCGCTCCAAATACCAGGGCAGCCGCGTCACCTGGTGGGATGCCGCCGCGTGCAGGCAGCGCGTGGTTCAGGTCGGGATTGCGCCGTTCAAAACTTTGCGCCAGCGCTGCCAGAACGAAGCCGAGGCGCGGGCGGTGGCTGAGGGGGAGTTGCGCCGCGTGGGGCGTGAAGACCTCAAGTTGCTGATCGATTGTCCGGGGAACCCGCTGTTGGCGGCCGAAGGGTTGCTGCTGCTGGATGACACCTGGCCTGCCTACATGCAGGGACGCTGGTCGATTACCAAGGTGACGCACGTAGGCGACCCGGTGACGGGCTATCGCAGTTCGGTCACGGCCGGCGGGTTGTCGGCGTAATGCCTTTTACGGAGTAGGACTCATGCTGATAACACTGCCCCAGTTGCTTTACGTCATGCCGGGTGCCCGCCTTAGCGCGGGCATTTTTCTATCCTCGTTAAATACCGCATTCGCTCGGTACGCGATCAATACTCCCAAACGCCTCGCCGCTTGCCTCGCCCAGATCGGCCACGAATCCGGCGAGTTGCGCTATGTCCGCGAACTGGGCAGCGATCAATACCTGAGCAAATACGATACCGGCACTCTGGCTGCTCGCCTGGGCAACACCCCCGAAGCGGATGGCGACGGCCAGAAGTACCGGG